AAATTCGCCAGTTGCATTTATCTTTCCATCTAAAGCGAAATTAAGGCTCTGAACAAGCCTTTTTAGATAGTTTTCTGTCAATGATGGATTATTTGGTGCATAAGGATAATTGTTATTAACACTCATACAATCCCCCCGCCCTTCGCTCTATAAGAATATCCCTTAGCAAGATTCCAGTCCCCCGAAAGCGTAAACTCCGCCCGAATGAATCTAGCTTGTTGCATCACGTCAATCTCACCCGTGATAGAGTTCTGCCCTTTGGGTGGCGTATAGGTAACACTATCGGTTAGCTTTTCTCTATATCCTAATCTAACAATAACCGCACCAGCCTCTACAATAGGAAACACACTCAATACGGTAGACTTCCCATTGCCGTTAATTCTTGTCTCTGGGGTAGAGATAACAGCTTCATACGCCTGACCAGAGAACGAACCTAGGGCGTGGTCTATATCTATAGCACCAAATAAGAAGTCCCCCCCTTGCCAGAAAGAGGAGTCAAGCGAATAAGGAACGGTCTCGATATTAGGGAACGCCGCCGAGAGTGTTTCTAAAGTATAACCCGTGGTTAAGAACCCAAAGATAACATCAATCTCTTCCATAAAATAAGAGAATTTATTTGACTTATAGTTATATAGTAAAACCATTTTTGCATCTGGAGAGCCGTCTTGAACGGTTGGGAACGCTAGGGCATAAGTTTTGTTTACGGGGTCGATTGCACAAGAGATATTGTAATCATAGGACGAGTTAAACCTATCAAAAAACCATTTGTTAATACGGGATTCTCCCAAGTTCACGACTTGTGTTCCATCAAACGCGCAAAACCCATCAATGTCTATGAAGTAGGTTACTGTTCCATTCGTGGTAACAGAACGTGGGTATACTGTACCCCTGTCTTGAACCTGTAGGTCGAAGGTAAATATCTGGTCACCACCGACATATTGCATTCTCCAGATACCAGAGTCTTGTAAAATTGACCCATAGCTGTCTGTACCTGTTCCTGCGGTATTCTTAAATCCCCCACCAAAGAGGTCGTTAAATCCTGCTTGTGTGTCAATATCAGGTGTCCAGTCCCCCGAAGGATTCCCCAAAGGTGACCATCTCACTCTGTTTCCTATCGCACCGTCACTGTCTACGGTATCAAGGCAAACAAGGAAGTTATTTAGAACAAATACATATCTCGCTCTAGGGGCTGTGCCAGATAAGTCTGCAAAATCCGTACTAGAAGTAACATCAAACGACTGAATATTGTCATTATAATTCGTAGCAATCACAAGGTCGCCGAAGTTTGTAAACACCCAATACCCATCGGCGGCGGTCGTATAATCACCACTTACATTCGTGACATCCGTCCATGTCGTGCCGTTGAGTTTATATAATTTAGTTGCCGTTCCTGCGAATATATGAACCGTCCCATCGCTTGCTCGCATAGCATAAGCACCCAAGACTTTAGACCCCAAAGCTGATGAAAACGGTACAAGGCTTTTAATAGGCCCATAATACCCATCAAACCCAATGCACCCTTTAGCATCGGTCAAACCAACCTTATAATCACCCAAATCAGGCAACCACTGGTCGAATGGTATTTCTGGAGACATAGGAATCATATAATCTGCCTCGCAACGCCTCTAGAACCTTTAGCCATGGTTGTTTTTCTATCCTTAGAATTAGCTTCGGCGATTAGATTGGCGACTCTAGCCTCATACACACCCTCTCTCTCAACGTCTTGAGCGAGAATATAGGCGTGTTTTAGACAGGTGAACAAATACATATCGGGGAAGTCTGTAAGCACGTCATTTGTTGACTGCGTTAAAGATAGACTGGGGATTTTCTTATAATAATCGAGTGATACGGTATAGTCCGCATCAGGAATAGGCCCCCATACAAAGTTCCCATTATCAATAAAGAAATAAGTTGGATTTCCAGGCGTTAAATAAAGGTTATTCCTTGCAAAATACCCCGCCGAAGCCGATTGAACCTCTTGCACTGGGCTATTGACATACATTGAATAAACTTCGATAAAATCAGTTGGAAGCGGAGACGTGTTATCCGAGGCCGTCACCGAAACACTCGCTGTGTCCCTCATTTGACGTACTCTTAAACGACGGTTTAATTCATTCTCTGCGAGATAAATAACATTATCTACCGTCCCAGCGTCAAAGAACGGGTCGTTTGAATCCTTAACCAGCCATTTATATATTGCCGTGACCAATTCTGAATAGTTACTTATCATTTAACGCCTCCCTGTAAGGGGTTGTGTGTTCATGCCCCCAGTAAAAATGACCAACGTGCTTCACTTGTTTGGAAAGGTCGTGGTCTATGAATATTTTATACCCCTTGTCTCTTGCCTTCCTACAGAAGTTTACATCCTCCCCTACGTTGTTTTCTATATCGTAGAAAAAATAAGGCTTTTCTAGCGTCTCGAATACCTCGCGTTTAATGAGCATCATTCCAGTGCCAACAAATTCAACCTCTTCCAATCCCGTAGAAGTCGGCAACGTATAAAGACAATCTGTAGAACCTATCTTTTTAGAGTTTGTTCTAGGATTGCTTTCTTTTCTTACTATATTTGCCGCTACAATAGGTAAATCATGTTTTGCTAATTGGTGGATGGAATCCGCTGGAAACATTTGGTCATCATCCACAAAAAGAATGTGTGTAGTCTCCTCATAGTCCATAGCTCTTTTTACAAGGTTGTTTCTTAATTCCGCAATACCAGAACCTGACGCAATAGACACATTTGTATAAACCCTAAAGTCCTGTAGGGGTCTTGAATGGTCTATGTGGCATCTTCCCACAAGGTTACATATAGATTGCCCAAACTCAGCCTTCCACAAGTCCCTAGTGGGTACACAAATTGGTATCCAGTAATCATGCGCCATGTATTCTAAACGCTCCCAATTCGCCGTTTTTGACCAATCTAGCCACTTCTTTGATTGCTAACTTTAATCCTTCCGCATTATTAGGATATTTGTTTATCAATCTAATATTCTCTATAACATCCGCATCAACGCTTGCAATATGATGAAAGTTTTTAGCCTTCGATGGGTCGTAACTATCTCTTGTGTGTTTAACGTCTTTTAGAAACTCGGTAAGGTCAACATTTTTATACGGTCTTATATGGCCGTTTTCAATATAAACCCCAGCTTCTGAATAATCATCCTTATCATTGATAAGTTTAATCAACGTGTACACTCCGAAACACTAACAGTCCCGCCGGTGGAATCTTGAATAACAGATAATCTATCACCAGCCGCAATGCCGACATATTCAACTGCTCCTGCTGGCAAGAGTGCATCCGTAGCAACCGCAACCGCAAGGGGGGCTATGCGATAACGTATGTCCTCAGTGGGGGATATTCTTATAATGGTTGTGTTGTTTGCAAAGGCGGTTGAGTTATTCGCCGCCGTTCCGCTTGTTGTAATATTTTGGCCTGAACCTGCGACAATTCTAAATACTGATTGATTTGGTTGTCTTGACATTTTATCTCTCCAAAGGGTTAAAGAAGGGGGCGTTTATTCCCCCTTCTAAATTATTAAGGTGCTGTGCTTGACGCTGTGACAGTGTTGTCATCAGCAATCAAAATATACTTACGTGTGCCGTTCGGTGAACGTAGGGACAAAGTAGTCCTGTCCGTATCCGTAACACCTCTCGATAAGATAGCATCAACACCAGTCGCCCATTCAAAGGTAACTGTTGCCGCTGGGTCTAACTTTATCGTGACGTTTCCACTTACAGCTTGGTTAATAGTAGCACTCATTATACACCGCCTGACAAGTCAGCAATCACGCCAAGCGCATCAGGGTTACGAGCGACAAAAGTATATTCGCACTCAATCGCCTTACGAGTTGCCGAACCTGTTTTAGCAAGATCGATAACAGTAAACGGACGAAGGTATGCTATCTCTACTTTGTCTTTTTCGTACACCAAGACAGAACGACCTGGGGTTGCGTTTCCAGTTACGCCAGCAGGACGAACATAACGAGAGATACGGGCATCAATCATACCAAAGTCAGATTCATAAATATCCACTTTGTTCATGATTTTTGATGTATCCACGTTGCGTTGGTTAGAGGCGTTACCGCTAAAACCAGCGAACACTTTCTTTTGAGCCGCAGGAAGTAGTGCGGAATCAGGCTCAGCCCCTGCTGTGTACATGGCTTGGAGAACATCCAAGAACATACTTTCAGTAAAGGCACGAAGCTGTCCAGTCGTTCCGTCTGTCGCCGCTAGTGTAGTCGTACCAGCACCAGAAGATACGTTATCAGAACGGTTTCCTTCGGGAACCCACGCCTCAAAAGACCGTAGTGTGCGGATAGCTTGAGTTGTGTTGTTGGTCCCTGCTGTAGCCGCTTGGTTACCGCAGATAATGGTTTCCATGTCGTTTTTCAACAACTGACCATATTTTGCAATGTTGTAAGCCATTGCGTCTTTAGCACCAACTGAACCAACGGCTACTTCTGTATCAGTTACAGAAACAACCTTGTTCGAGATTTGGCAATAGTTGACGTTACGGCTTGGTGCTGTGATAGCTGTGTTTGAATACTCATCACCCTCAACTTGAGCGTTAGTGTATCCAACGGTAGAAACCATTGCATCAGAAGTCCATTCATGCAAAGTAGCCATTGCTTTGCCTTGTGCGGCAGAAGACAACATAGGTGTTTTTGCAGGATTTAGTGCGTAGATGATATCAGCAAGGGATTCCTTGTTAACATTGGTTGCGTCATACGAATCATAGACGTTTGTAAGTTGTGCCATTTTTTAGTACCTTCTAAGTTTATAAATTAACCAAGAAGTCCTCGAATAGCCCGCGCAGCATTGTCTGTCGTGGGGTTTTTCTTGAACTCCGACATAACAGCTTGTTGTTGTGAGAATTGCCCCTGACGCGCTTTCGGCTTTGGCTTTGGCTTGAAGGTTTTTTCCTTCACATAGTCTGGTTTTACAGCCTTGGTTATCATATCATCATACCGTCTCGCCTTTTCTGCCATGATAAACAAATTAGGGTCTACGTTCTGGTCAATAACTTCCTTGCCATAACCGTATGAATCCTGTAGATAGGAATACAATGAGGTTATGTTCTGGGCTTCTAGCAATTCTGGCATTTTCTGCCGAATAACCTTGGCTCCTGCGGCTTGCATCTCCGAAACTATGGCTTTCGCCTGTTCCTTCGTCTGAGCAACCTTGTGAGCGATTTGCCCCATGTTTCTCAGATATATTTCACGCGCTTCTTTCTGCTGTATATATTCGGCTGGATTGGTCTTAGCCAAGTCTATAGACGGTGCAGGGGGTATCGTGCCTTCGAGGTATTCATTAACTCCCCCTAGGTACGTTACCACATCATTAAGCTGTTCTAATTTTGTAGAGATTGACGAGAGGATTTTTCTCTCTTCCGCGACAACCTTTTGCTCTTCGGCCAGTTTTTGCGACTTAACGGTATAGTGCGATTCAAGCTGATACCCCTTGATTAGCTCTTCTAGGGGGACTTGCTTTTCTTCGCCGTCTACCTTTACGGTGTAAAGCTCTGGAAGGTCATCACCCTCTTCGGGTAACTCTTCAGTGGCTTCTGGCTCGGCTTCTTCCGTCACTTCCTCTTGGACTTGGCCTTCCTCTTGGGGTGGCTGTTCTTGGGGTTGTGCGGCTTCAGGAAACATCAGCGATTTGATACGCTCAGCTCCCTGTTCGGTTGTTAGAGTGTTCGATTGAACATCCTCCATTGGGTACTCCTTTGTTGAATATATTACGTTTTACGATATCCGTCAATCACTCTTCACTTTGGCCATTGTGAGTTGGTCAAGGATAGACTTCTTAACGAATTTTACGGACTTCATGCCTGTGTGGTAATAATCCCGCTCATGGGGTTTATTGAGGTCGCATGAGTCAAACTTATCAAACCAGAAGGATTCGACATTATCCATCACCTGCCAGAATAACTTATTATTCTCAATCTGGGCGAGATAGTGACTTCTCTCTTCGGCTGTCAACTTTATCTTCTTTTCGGTTCTGGTCATTTTTAAGACCTTCCTGATATTTGTAAATAAGCTCATTATTCTTCACTTTCGTGTTTTCGTCTATTTTGTATTTCTCAATGACGGAATCAGCCTCAATCTTGCGCATATCCGTTTGGGCTTTGACATCCGCCTTGTACTTTTCGGTTTCTTCATAGGACTTAATCTGTATCTCTTGGATAGAAGGTTGTGGCGGCGGGATCTGATAGCTTTCGGGGTTGGTAAAGAATGTTTCAGGGTCACGAATACCCGAAGCCTCTAATGTTCTTTGGATAGCGGCGTAGGTGTTATCTAGGGTAACAATCGGCCCCATGAACCCGCCTTGCGCCACGGATATCTTTTCTTGTAACTGAAGGATACCTTGTAAGGCGGTAACCATCTCCATTTTACCTGCATGGCCAAGACCCGTCTTAACCGTGGTAGAGCGATTCTTAAACCACGAACGCGGCGAGACTGTCATATATTTACCCGCAACGGAAAACACCCTATCACGGCTTTCATACTTCTGTAAGAGTTCTCTAATATGCTCGCACATGGTCTTAAAGCCAGTGTTTGCAAAGGTAGACGCAACCATCTTTATTCTCGATTGAGATAGGTTAAGGATTGTAGAGCCTATAAAGTTTGTGGAGTTTGCTAAGGCGGCGGGGTCAAGTCCCATGCTCTCTCTTGAAAATCCCGTGCGCTCGGCTCTCATATTTTCTAGAAGCGCGGACATCTCCATGGCCTTGTCCGCAACGAATGGGGTTGTGAGTGCCGTAACTTCCCCATCCGCGCCCATAGGAACGATTCCCGTTGGCGTGTAGTCATTCAGGGCCTCAAGGTCTACATCACCTTTTGCCGCCCATCTTGGGGAGACAGTGTATTTAATGTTGTCAAAGGACGAACGCCATAGGTTAGAGCGGGCGTATTGTACATCAATTAATTCATCTGCCAAGGCATCCCCAAAGAAACGGTATGGGTTAATCTTTGGAGTGATGATGTGATAAGGGGGGCGGTCTACCTCGTACCAATCAAGGATATATGCCCCGTTTCCTGCGGTAATAATGCAGTACATTTTAGGGTCGCCGCCTGATTTCGTATCACGGACATAGTGCTCTACGACTTCAACCAGTTCCCCTGAACGTGTAGCGGCTGACGCGTTTACCAACCGACCAGCTTCCTTCGTATAGCGAATAGCGGTATCCATTGATGATGTGTCTACCGAGCCAGTAGGAAGCTCCATAACAAGGTCATAATCATAACCATCAGCGATTAACTCATTTCGGCTGTAATAGTGAAGGTGTCCGCAGTAGTCTGTTTTACTTATGTCAAGATTCGCCCAAGAGGATGATATGACAAAATATTCAGGCTCTACGTTTTCAATCCTAACCTGTGATATGTCCTTACGTCTGTATCCGTAAATCTCAAACATGGCGGATTGTAGAAGCATGGGAGCGTCTGGGCCAAATTCTTCTAAACGAATCGAAAACTCTTCGGGGCTAAACTCCCCTTCAATCAATGGGGATTCAATCTCTACCTTCTTAACCCTATAATCAGGGTCGGAGATAATCATCGCGTATTCCTGATAGGTTTTGTTTTCGTAGTTCTCTGGCTCTTCGTCTATCTCTTCATCCCAATAGATTTTAACAATCCCGTTTTTTTGAATAAGAGCGTCTTTAAACCAAGTGTAGATAGTTTTAAACCCATCGTTTTGTTCTTCAATGACGTGCTTAACGTACTTGGTCTCAATATCGGCTTGGTCTACGTCCTGAGCGTTTACGGGGTTAAATCTAATAGGCGCATCCCCGCCGTAAAACATCTCCATAAGGTTACCCATGTAAAAGTCTACGGTGTCTCTTACGTCTGAAGTTATAAATTGAGAAAACCCCCTGCTTTCGTTGCCAAGGGGTAATTGCATATAATAACTAAGGTTGGTAGAGCGTTCTTCCTGTATTTGGGAATAAAAATCACGGGATGAATCAAACTCATTTTGCGCGGCATCCGCTAGTTCTTGAATATACCTTGGGGCTTTAGCCATTAGAACATACCTCTACTCGTTGGGGGCTTTGGACGACCCGCCGCCCGCATTGTAACACTAATCGCGGGTATTGAAAAGCACAAAGCTAGGGCGTCCGCAACATCAGGCGAACGGCCTAATCTTTTCTTGATTTCGTCTTTAGGCTCTAGGGCTGT